GAAAAGTAAGTGGGTTTATGTCATGGTTAAGGGAACAGGAACAACTCGGTATTCTGGAAGTCACAGCTGGACGAGCCCGGGATGGAGTTGACGCATGGTCAAATGTGTATATTCGTTCTTCTTATCAGAAAGGACTCCAACGTGCCAGACAAGATTTAATTGCCACCGGAGTAGAGTTAAATCCTTTTTCTGAAATACCTGGAGGAGTCGGAACTGTATTCAAACAACCTTTCCATGCGGAAGCGGTAGGACTCATTTATACCCGAGTGTATGATGAACTCCGTGGTGTGACCAGAGCAATGGATGGGGATATATCAAGAGTACTATCCCGGGGACTGGCAGAAGGGAAAGGTCCGGAAGCTTTAGCCAGAGCATTAAATCAAAGAGTAGATGCGATTGGAGTGAACCGAGCAAGGCTGATAGCCAGAACAGAAACAGTTCTTGCTTTCAATACTGCGGCCATTAACTCCTATACTTCCGCAGAACAGATTATTGGAAAGACTATCTATGTACAATGGTGGACTGCAGGTGATGCCAAAGTACGACCCGCCCATATCGAACGTCATGGAGAAGTATATAAGAAAGACGAAGCGTATGATATGCTGGGAGAACCGAACTGCCGTTGTACAGTACTTCCATATATACCGGATTGGAAAACGAAAGGAAAGGTCGGTGGAGTGGAAGGAAAAGGAGTTGTTCCTTCTGAGGCAATGCAAGAAGCCGTTTATGGTGGCCCGGGAATCATATCTGCCATTATTGATATAGCTTCACAGGGAAAGTATATGAGTGCGGATGATGTAGTAGAACAACTCATACCACTCTTTCCGGGTAGAAGTGCAGAAGCCATGCGTAAAACGGTCACGGCACAACTCGGTTCTCAGTTAAAGTCAAAAGGGTATGTAATTGAGAAAATGAAAGAGGGAAGGAAGACTCTATATAAAATTGCAAGGAAACCGGATGGGAAGAAAGTTAAACCGAAACCCAAGCCGAAGCCGGTAGTCAAACCAAAGCCGGATAAGAAAGTTAAACCGAAACCCGGTCCGACTCCTCCTCCTACTAAAGCAAAGACTGTGACTGGAGCCATCATAGATATTGCCAGTGAGGATTTCGTTACCGTAGACCAAGTTACAGAAGCACTCAAGAAGTTGTTTCCGGATAGAGTAAGAGCAAAGATGCGGAAAACAGTTCAGGCTCAACTCGGTTCACAGCTCCGGGCAAAAGGATATGTGATTGAGAAATATAAAGAAGGGCGGATTACTTATTATAAGATTACTGGTAAACCGGATGGAAAGAAAGTAGTCCCCAAGAAAACAACTCCTGCGAAAAAGACCATTCCTAAGAAACCGGAAAAGATAGATAAGGCAGGACTCCAGATGTTGTTAGATGATTTGGAGGAACAGAAGCTTATTTTACAAAAGGAGTTGACTGATTTAAATTCGAGTAATCTTAGTTTTTGGGATAAATATATGAAGAGGACTTTAATTGAAGCGGAATTAAAACAACTCCGACTTCAGATAGCGAGTGTTTACTATGAACAGAAAGACTTCGCAGCTATTCGTCAAATGAAACGTGATAGAGTATTCCCGAGAGTGTCTAAAGATAGTCAAACACTACTCGCGAAATCAGGTAAGCTTGCACATTTCAATAAGGTAGTAGATGATGCATTTGATTATATGCCCTATGACTTAGTAGAAGACCTAATGGAGAACTCCAAGATATATCTTCATGATAAAAGATACTTTCGAGCATACCATCAAGGTATGTATACGGGAGGAGATTTATATAGTTCAAATATTCATTTGGGACTTTATAATTTGGACTCTACTACTATGGCTCATGAATTCGCTCATGCAATAGATCAATATTGGAGTGGAAAAAGAAATAGAGTTGGTGGTTGGTGGAGTGATAGTAAATATATTAAAAAGAAGGACGGTGATAAATATCGTAAGTTGTTTAAGAATCAACATTCTGGTAAAAAGAGAATATACACTAATGGGGACGGGGAGTACTGGGAAGACAATTGGATTCATAATTATGAAGGACGTGTTTATACTCGTAGTTATGGAGATACCGGGATAGAGTGGTGGTCGATGAACATGCAACGGTATGCTGAATATCGTACGATTCAAAATGACCTCAAAAGTAATATAGTGAAAACCCAAAGAGTTTGGAGAAGAGATATTGATTTTTTAAAACAGACAATTAAAGAAGCACCAAAATATTCATATCGTAGTGAGTATGCGAAAAAACAGTTAAAGAAGTATGGTGATTTCGATAAGTATATACAACTAAAGGCATTAGAAGTAAGTAATTGGGACGCTGTAAGGGAGAAGTATACCCATCTTGCTAAATTCATTGAAGATAAATTTAATACTAACTTTATAGCATACGGAAAATAAAATGGCAAAAGAACAAAGAGTAGTAGGGATCGAGAAGGATGGAGTCAAGGGAACTATCACCTTTGATAACGTAGAAAATAAAAAAGTTAATTTTTCTCTTGACTTCGGTGACGACGGTGTTAAAAGTGAGGTTGAAAATTATCTTACAACAGAACAGGAATTTTGGATCCCGGAGTCGGACAGGATTGATGACTATCGAGTAGACAAAGAGAAACCCACGAAGAGTCCAATGTATTTTTCATTGGCCCTTTGTACTCTACATTCTAAACACGGTGTATGGGTGAACTGGTAAGGAGGAATAGATGTTACTTCATCATTTGCAATTTATGATTGATAACTTCGCCGTTCGGCAGGAGTCGTTGGAAGGGAAGGAGTACTATGTGGCTCCTGTTATAATGTTGACCGAAGGAGTACACAACGGTTCAACCGGACCTTTATTTTATCCAGCGGCAGAGATAAAGAAAAGTGCCAAGTCATGGAATGGTGTGCCGGTTACCCTCCCCCATCCCACCACAGAAGACGGTGTCCCAGTCAGTGCCAATTCCCCCGAGATGATAGATGCGTTTCGGGTCGGTCAAATCTTTAATTCCAATTATTCCGATGGTAAACTCAAGGCAGAGGCTTGGCTTGATATTGAGAAGCTGGCCGCTTTGGGTAAAGTTGGTATAGTAGACAACATCAAGAAAAACCAAAAGATGGAAGTGTCTACCGGATTATTTTCAGATGAGGACGACTCTCCCGGAAAATGGAATGAGGAGGACTACATCGCTGCGGTGTCCAATTTTCGCCCTGACCATTTAGCTCTACTCCCTGATACGGTGGGAGCCTGTAGCTGGGAAGATGGATGTGGTATTCGGGATAACTTCAGTAACACTCGTTCACTTGACCAGACTATGAATTCCATTTACCAGATATTCAGTGCCAAGAGTACTGATGCGATTGGGTATTATGTTCTGGAGGTGTATAAAGACCATTTAATATATGAGAAGTACAAACGGAAGTCTGCGGATGCTCCGGTTCTGTATAAGCAGAACTACTCCATAGATAAGAATAACGTAGCTGAATTGACAGGTCAGCCGCAGGAAGTAAAGCGTCAGGTTAAATATGTAACTGTTAACATCAAACAACAGGAGGAAGGTAAAATGTCAAAGAAAAAAACAAATGATAAGTGTTGCCCGGAGAAGGTGCAGCTGTTGATCGAAAACGAGAGCACCCCGTTTGAAGAAACCGACCGGGATTGGTTGGAGTCCATGACCGAGGAGCAGATCGACAAACTGGCTCCCAAGACCAATGAAGGGGAAGGCGGGGATAACTCCGATGGGAATGAAGGCACCCGTTCAAGTTCCGAGGACATTCAGAATGCGGCCAATAAGGGTGCCGGAGAAGGGGATAACAACTCCGAGGAAGGAGTCCCCATTACGGACATCCAGCAGAACCAAAACACCCAGACCCCGCAGACCGTGGAGCAGTACATCCAGAACGCTCCGGTCGAAATGCAGGGAGTTTTGAATGAAGGTCTGGCCATGCACCGTCAGCAGAAAAAGGCTTTGATTGATGGTCTTTTGGCCAATCAGAACAACTCCTTTACCAAGGAACAGCTCGAAGCCAAAGATTTGGGAGAGCTCAAAAGTCTGGCCCAATTGGCCGGAACGTCAACCCAGAATTATAAAGGTCAGGGAGGAGCCATTCCCAGAAACAATGATGACTCCACCACTGTCGAGCCGCTGGACATGCCGGTTATGAATTTCGGTTCCGAGTAATCGGAACCCAGAGTAAATCTTAACCATTATATATAGTGTTTGAAATCATATCATAAACAATTAACAAGGAGGAAACAAAAATGGCTTACAATACTATTGCAGTTATTTCTGAAGGTTCAGTTCAGAAAGAAGCGCTGGCGAGTGGATCAATCACGCCCGGTCACCTTCTGGAGCAGACCACTGCTGCGGCCGATACCGTAAAGGTTCATGCCACGGCTGGCGGACATGCACAGAGTGCTTTTGCGGTGGAGGACGATCTGCAGGGCAATACCATTGACGATGCTTATGCCTCCGGGAAGAGAGTGTTGTACAAGGTGTTCCGACCCGGTGATGAGGTATATGCCTTGATTGCAAACGGGGAAAATATTTCCAAAGGCGACATGCTCATGTCCGCTGGAGATGGTACCTTGAAAGAGGCAACTGGTGATTCTTCAGGTACCATTGTAGAACCACATATTGTTGGGTATGCTCGGGAAGCCTGTGATATGTCCGACTCCAGCGGAGCCGATCCTTCCGGTCGGTGTCTCGTGGAAATCTGTTAACCTTAACCCACAACTCATCATCGATTGTAGTTAAGAGTAGTCAAATATAAATATTAACTAAGGAGGGAAACAAAATGAGAGACGCGAATGTTGATACCTTTTTTCAGGGAAAGGCATTTGGTCCTGTTGCACAGCGTTTGGTGGCCAATGGGATGAATGCTGGAGCCCTGCGTCCATGGGAAGAGGAAGGTGGTGATTCCTACATCAATGTGAATGGTCAGTTGATCCGGGTTAACGCTTCCACTCTTCGTAAAGATGAGTGGAAAGACATGGATCAGGCAGTACTCAAGGCCGCTCAACAGAGACTGATTGGAGTTACAGACTTAAATTCCCGGGGATTGACCTATAACATCAGCAATGGTCTGGGAACCACGGTTCTGGAGTATGAGAACCTTGGTGACATTTCAGACGCTGAAATGAATATGGATGCAGTAACCCGCGGCCGGGATGATCGTCCGAAATACGACATCGCTTATTTGCCCCTGCCGGTCATCCATAAATCTTTTCATTTCAATATCCGTGCGCTGGCCGCTTCCAGAACGAGTGGTGCTCCTCTGGATACCACGATGGCTGAGATGTGTGGCCGTATGGTTGCTGAAAAGGTTGAGAGTATACTCTTCAATGGTTCCGGGACATTTGCCTATGGCGGTGGCACCATTTATGGGTATACCGATTTCCCGAGTCGTTTGACGGGTTCACTCACGGCTGCTTGGGACGCTTCAGCTGCTACCGGGGCTACCATGTTAACTGACCTCCGTGCCATGAAACAGGCGAGTATTGATGCCCGCCATTATGGGCCGTGGGTAGTGTACATTCCCACCTCTTACGAAACGGCTTTGGATGCAGATTTTAAAGCTGCTTCCGATAAGACCATTCGGGAACGCTTACTCGAAGTGGGTGGGATTCTGGATATCAAGGTCGCTGATTTTCTGAGTACCGATTGTGTGCTCATGGTTCAAATGACCTCCAACGTTGTCCGCATGGTCAATGGTCTGGGTATTACTCCGGTGGAATGGGATTCCGAGGGCGGTATGGTTTTCCATTACAAGGTCATGACCATCCAGGTTCCCCAGCTCCGTGCCGACCAGAACAGCCGAACCGGCATCGTTCACTACTCCGAGCCCTAATGGGTGGTGATCTTAAACCTTGAACTCCGGGTCTACTCCTGACCCGGAGTTTTTACCATTAATTATAACCAAAAGGAGAATGACAATGGCACGATTTAGAATGAAACAAAATGTTGGACCTCACCAAAGAAATGGTGAGTGGGTTCGTCCCGGTGATGTGATTGAATGTGAAGAAGAAGAACTTCGCAATGTCATAGATAAGTTTGATTTACTTCCCGGGAATGAAAAGCAGAAGTCGACCACAACTCCGGAGCCAACGGAGGAAACTGATACTGATGATTCTGGGCCAGCGGATGAGGAAGAGGGAGTAGATGAGGAGGACGGCGAAGAGCCGGACGAAGAAGAAGTGGGTTTGGAGTTGGAAAACAAAGGCCGCGGGAAATGGAATGTTATCAATCCGGCGACCGGCGAAGCGATCAACGACAAGCCCCTGACCAAAAAAGAGGCTGAGAAATTACTTAGGAAGAACTATTAAATGATTGATCATCCTTGGTCCCCTCCAAAAATGTGGCAGGGTAATACTGCTTATATAATTGGAGGAGGCCCGAGCCTTAAGAGTCAGGACTTATCGCTGATCCATAAGAAACGTGTAATCGGAGTTAATAATGCTTTTTTACTTGGCGACTGGGTGGATGTCTGTTGGTTCGGGGATATGCAATGGGGGCGCTGGCATAAGAAAGAACTCCTTACTAAATATCACGGTCTGGTAGCATCTTGTAATACAAATACTCATTTCGTCAGGAACCATCCCTGGATCAAATTTCTTCGTAGAGGAAAGGCGATGGGGATCGATCCTCAACCCGCACACGTTTCCTGGAATCACAACTCCGGCTGTAGTGCCATCAATTTAGCCTACCACTTCGGAGCCACACGGATAGTCCTTCTCGGGTTCGATATGTCCAATGGAAAGAAAGGTGAAACACATTGGCATGGCGGACACAAACAACTCCCAAAAGATCAAAAAGGAAACAACACCCCATATTCACGCTGGGTCAAGACAACTGCTTTCATATATCGGGATGCCAGAAAACTGGGAATAGAGATTTTAAATGCTTCCCCGATTACTACCATAACCGTATTTCCAAAAGTTAAATTGGAGGACGTGGTATGATTCAAGAAACTACTTTAAATGATTGCAAGGTTTGGAATGAAAATCTTGTGAATATTTATGATTCTGTGATTGGTTATAAGACCAGCATTGGAACATTTGTGGAAATAAGTGGAGCTCATATAGGCGATTATTGTACTATCGGGGCTTATACTTTTATTCCTGTTGGAGTAGTACTTGGAAATAATGTATGGGTTGGTCCCAGAGTTACTTTTACCAATGATAAATATCCTCCAACTTCTAAAGATGATCCCCGTTACCCTTGGCCTACTATTGTTGAGGATGACGTGGTTATTGGTGCAGGAGCTTTAATACTCCCGGGTGTTACAATCGGCAAAGGTGCCATGATTGGAGCCGGGGCTATCGTAACCAAAGATGTTGGGCCGGGCCAGATGTGGTATGGCCCTTGTGCCGAGTACCAAGGAGTTTCAAAATGAAACCAACATTTGCATGCGTGTATAGAACGGGTGGTGATTATAATACTCGTGATGTACTCCGTCTTAAGCATAACGTTGAAAAACGTACAACTATGGATTTTAATTTTGTATGCCTGACAGATGATACTACTCTACTACTTACCAATGAACATGGAGTTGTGGTAGATAGTGTTACAGAAGAACATTGGGCTCAACCATTATTTGGTAATTATAAGGGCTGGTGGTCTTTGATAGAGTTGTTTCGACTCACTGGTCCTGTAGTTATTACTGGTCTCGATACTGTTTTTGTTGGTTCTGTTGATCCCTTTCTTCAATTAGCCAAGAGTCTTACGGAAGAGGAGTTTTACATGATCCATGCCTTTAAAAAGAATGAGGTATGGGCTTCCGGGTTTATGATTTGGAATGGTGACTGGTCATGGCTTCTTGATGATTTTAAATACAAGGAACATTCCGCTAAGTATCAATGGGAGCAACGGTATACAAAATTTTCTTTACTTAAACGGGGAGTCGAAATAAAAGGAGTGCAAGATCAAATAGATGGCATCTACTCCTATAAACATCATTGCCGTGGAAAGGGTGGTCCTCCAAAAGATGCAAGAGCTATTTTGTTTCATGGAAGACCACGACCCGGGAATGTTAGAGAGAGTTGGATAAAAAAGGAGTGGAAATGATAAACAACTTTACACAAAGATTCCCCGGTGTTCGGCAAAGTAGAATCGAGCAGACGAAGGAACAGGTTGAAGAGAAATGGATTGGGGATGGTGGAGTTAGTCTCGCTCATCCCCCCGAATGGAAGAAGCTCGAAGATAATATTGTAAAGGCCGTCAAGGACGAATGTATTGGAAAGGTTTGTGAGATAGGTTGTGGAACAGGTCGAGTCGCAAAGTTGTTCCATCCAAAGAGTTATATAGGATTGGATATTAATCCTATGGCTTTGGAAGTGGCAGAGAGGCATAATCCTAAACATTCTTTTGATTTAATAATGTGGGAAAGCTTGTACCCGGGAGCTACCACTTATTTATTCTTTACTGTCATGCTCCATATTCCGGATTCGGAGTTATGGGGTATTGTTCGTAAACTGGATAATAGAGTCGTCATTGTGGAGGCGATGGGTCGTTGGATTCGAGACTATGGTAAGGGTAACAACTACCAGAGGGATCCGGAGGAATACAGGAAAGTGTTTTCCCGTATTGGTATGAAAGAGAAATCCCTGTCTCATTGTCACCAGTATCATTTTCCTTACTATCTCGATATCATGGTATTTGAGTAGAACGGCTGCGGGACACGTGCATCTTATAGACTTTCGAGGACAGGACAACTCCTAATCCGGCCATGGAAAAAGAACCTAAGAAAGAATTTAATAACGGTCGCCGCGGCCGTTTTAACCAAAAGAGGAAAGCCATGCTAAATGAACCAATATTAATAACAGGATGTGCCAGATCCGGTACGAGCATGACTGCTGGTATTATCAATATCTGTGGAGCATGGGGAGGAAGAATGTCTGGCCCTAATGCCAATAATAAGAAAGGTATGTTCGAGAATGCTACCATTCGGAATAAAATGGTAAAGCCTTTCTTCCGTCAGATGGGAGTAGACCCTTTGGGACAAGCACCACTTCCGGATATAGATGAGGTCAAGTTAGTATCTCAAGACTTTATTATTAACTGGCGACTTCGTATTCAGGAAATATTGGTAGAGCATGGATATGAGTTAACTGGCAACTCTCAATGGTTTTACAAGGGAGCAAAGATGTGTCTGCATTGGCCGGTATGGCACAGAGCTTATCCGGATGCAAAGTGGATTATTGTTCGGAGGAAAAGTTCGGATATTGTTCGCTCTTGTTTAAAAACCGGGTTCATGAGAGCCTACCGAAATCAAGCGGGATGGCTTAAATGGATCGACGAGCACAAAGAACGGTTCATCGAGATGAGGGAAGCAGGTTTAAATATTCAGTATGTATGGCCTCAGTTTATGATTGACCGGGACTTGACCGAAATCAGAAGAGTGGTCGAGAATTTGGGATTAACTTGGAAACAGAAAGAAGTGGAGGCTTTTATAGAACCGGCCCTGTGGAGTGGTAAAGGGATGTCCGGTAAATCAACTCCGCGAAAAGGATAATAGCTATGACAACGTATCGGGTCAACCAGTCGGAAGTAGAGGAGATAATTGATACGGATGTAGATAATCTACATCCATTCATTATCGCCGCTGATACGATAGTTACCAATAAACTGACCGGAAAAGGTCTTGGGGATGATCTGTTAAAGGAAATCACCCGTTGGTTGTCCGCCCATCTTGTGGCAATTAGAGACCCCAGACTTAAGAAAGATAAGATTGGGGAAACGGAAGCTACCTTTTTTATAGGTAAGGAAGGTAGCGGTCTTGACTCTACTCCTTATGGGCAACAGGTTAAGCTTCTGGACACGTCAGGAACCCTTGCCAATTTAGGTAAAAAGACAGCTTCTATAGAGGCCATACTATGAGTCATATCACAAAGCACCATAAACAGACAATGGTTTATTGGGGAAATCCAGCAGACGATGGATATGGTGGACTTACTTTTGATCTCCCAGTTGAAATCAAAGGTCGGTGGGAAGATAAACAGAAGTTGTTCATTAATGCCAATGGGAAACAATCTGTTTCCCGGGCAATTGTATTCTTAGGTCAGGACGTTGATCTTCGTGGTTATCTGTATCTCGGGGAGTTATCTGATTTGAGTTCTGCTCAAGAAAGTGATCCTGCAAATATAACGAATGCTTTTGAAATTCAGGCATTCGGTAAAATACCCAATCACAGAGGAACAAAGTTTGAAAGAAAGGCTTGGTTGAGTACTTATGACTTCTAGAGGACTTACAGGTGTGCCGCAATGGCAACGAAATTTAAACAGGCGTATTCGTGGGATTCGTAACCTGTCGGAAGCCGGTTTATTGGAAGGTGCTTTATTTATACAAGCGGCGAGTCAAAAAGAAGTTCCTCGGGCAACGGGCAATCTTGCTAATAGCGCGTTTACGGTGTCTTCCTCTGGTAAGGTAGTTAGTGACCCTAAATTTACGGGAAAGTCTGCTGGTGAAGCCTCTAGACGGCATGAGGATAAGGTTTCAAACGCCAAAGCCCAGACAAAAGCGGGCAAGGCAAAAGGAAACCCATCAGCACAGACTGGATATAGTGCAGTCTATGCTTTAAGAGTACATGAAAACCCAAGAGCTGGAAAGACAGGAGGAGTGAGTCCTTCCGGTAAAAGATATACATCGGGAAAAACGGAAAGTGGAAATAAGAGTACTCGACGACGTTGGGCTCAAACTGGAAAATGGAAGTTCTTGGAAGATCCAGTTAAAAGAGATGTTAGAAAGGTTTTTAATATAATAGCCAGACAAACAAGGAGAGCATTTTAATGAATCCTCCGAGTGAAGATGTAAAAGATATGGTAACCGAGAGTAATGGGATTGGTACATTTGGAACAGATGTATTTATCGCCCATTCGCCTCCCAGTCCTAATGAGTGTGTTACCATTTATGATACAGGTGGGTATAATCCAGACCTTGCCACGGATATAGAGAATCCAACGGTGGAATTCTTAGTTCGGGGAAAGGTGGGAGGATATAAAGATGCATGGAGTAAGGCGGATACGATAAAGAGCCTACTTCATGGAGTGCATGGTTCGATAGTGAATGGAACACGGTATATTCTTATAAGAGCCGTTTCAGATATATTGTTTCTCGGTCTTGACGAGAAAAACCGACCGGAGTTGTCTATCAATTTTTCAATGATGAGAACTCCATCATCATAACCAATAAGTAGAGGCTTGTTCAAAAATAACATTTAACAAAAGGAGGAAAGTAAAATGTCAAGCAATGCTTTTTCTGGTGTAGGAACCAAGTTCAACAGGCGAAATGCTTCGGGTGCCAGTTCAGGTGTCTGGACACAGATGGCGGAGATTAACTCTATCAACGGGCCAAATAAGTCCCGGGCTACCATCGATGTTACCAGTCTGGATTCGTCTGGTGGTTATCGTGAGTTCATTGCCTCATTTCGGGATGCAGGTGAAGTGACCTTGAACATGAACTTCACTCTGGATACCTTTGATGACATGAACGTTGATTTTGAAGCGGAAGCAGCCAACGACTACCAAATCATTCTTCCGGATACCGGGAATACCACGTTTGATTTTTCCGGTTTGGTTACCGCCATTGGAATGGCCGTGCCTTTGGATGATAAGGTGTCTTCGGATGTTACCATCAAAATCACTGGTCAGGTTACCCTTACTTCTTAACCCGGATGTAGATTGTAACCAAACAACTCATTCATAACTTAAAAAGGAGAAACCATAAAATGGAAAACAGAGAACCAGATGTAGTAGAAACTGATTTTGAAGAAGTTACCACTCCAGTTCCGGAAGAAAAAGCCAATGCACAAGAACCTAAACTCTTTCTTACCAAAGAAGCCATTCTGGGCGCAGAGGATTTGCATCATGAAGATGTGTTTGTTAAGGAGTGGAACGGATGGGTACAGGTGTGGGCTTTGTCCGGTCAGGAACGGGATAGGTATGAGTCCTCTCTTTTCAAAGAAGTTAAGAAGGGGATGAAACCGGATCTGCGTAATCTTCGGGCCAAGTTGGTTGTCATGTGTGTTCGGGATCAAAACGGGAAGCGTTTGTTTTCGAATAATGACGTGGAGGCACTTGGAAGAAAGTCATCTGCGGCCTTGGATATGCTCTATGGGAAGGCCCAGGAGTTGTCTGGCCTCCGGCCTAAAGATGTCGAGGAACTCCAAAAAAACTTAGAGAGCGTCCAGAAAGAAGATTCCAATTCCGATTAGCTCTTGATCTTGGAATGACAAGACGGGAGTTGTTACGGAAACTGGACGCGCGAGAATTATCCGAGTGGTTGGCCTTTTATAGATTAGAGGCGGAGAAGTCAGGACATGCGCCTTCAGGCCAAAAGCAAACCACAGATCAAATGAAAAAAGTACTTATGGAACTTGCTCGTTAAAAGGATATAAAATGGCTACAACTATTGGGACTCTTAAGACTGTATTTTCGGCCGATACAAAAGGACTGATGAATGGAGTCAAAAAGTCTACTACCGCTATCAAAGGTCTTTCTAAATCTTTACTTGGAGTAAAGACTATGATTGCCGGGCTGGCGGGGGCTACTGGGTTTGGATTACTCGCTGCGACTGTTATTAGAACGGGAGCCCAATTCGAACGTACAATGGCTGTAGTTGGTGGAGTTACAAGAGCCACGGCTGCTGAATTTGAAGCACTCACGAACATTGCCCGGGAGATGGGGGCGACGACGGAGTGGACTGCGAATCAGGCAGCAGAGGCTCTTCGGTTTTTGGGTATGGCAGGGTTCTCTGCGGAAAAGGCGATAGCCGCCCTGCCCACGACCCTGAGTATAGCGACAGCTGGAGCTATAGACCTTGGTCGTGCTGCTGATATCACTACCAATGCCCTCACGGCAATGCAACTGCCAATAGAGGAGTTGAGTCATGTGGGTGATGTATTTATTGGTACGATTACTCGTTCAAATACAACTATGGAAAAGATGGCTGAGTCGTTTAAGTTTGCGGCTCCTGTAGCAAAAGCCTTTGGATATGAAATAGAACAACTCTCCGCGATGATTGGTGTATTGGGGAATGCGGGTGTGCAGGACAGTATGGCCGGGACACAGCTGGCATTTGCTATGCAAAAGTCCGCCAAGATCGCGGAAGAGTTTAATATGAAGGGAGCTACTTTTGTCGAAGTACTCCAAGCGATGAAAGACAGGGGATGGGAAGCTTCCGAAATTATGAAAGCCTTTGGGATGAGAGGTGGTAGGGCCGCACTTATTTTGAAGGATCTAATTCCTCAAATTAATCAACTCGAAACAAGTCTAAAGAATTCTCAAGGTGAAGCCGACGCTTTGGCCAAAACCATGAATGATACTGTGATTGGTGCATGGCGTAATTTTAAATCTGCAATAGAGTCGTTGAAACTGGATATCTTTGAAAGGTATAAAGAAGGTATACAGGATTTCCTAACCATTATGACCCAGAGTCTTCGGGAATTGGGTAATAGTGATCGGTGGGCTATTGTTCTTGGAGAGTCCGCTAAGTTTGTCATTGGTGTTTTCGGAACATTGGCAAAGTCTATTCTTCGATTAATGCAATTATATAAACAATTAAGAACATGGCTTGCCAGTTCTCAACAGAAAAATACTGAAAGTTTTATCGCTCAAGAAGGTAAAAATATTAAACGTCTTGAAAAACAATTGGAGGAGTTAAGAGAACAATATAGAAAAGGTGAAATGACCTGGAAAGAGTTCGGTACCAAAGCTGCCAGAATTAATAGAGTTGTAGTTCAATTTAAAAAGAATTTAGGTCGTGCGAAAAAAGAGTTGGGTGAAACCAACGATGAACTTAAGGGTGCTCAGCAAATTATCGATGCCTATGATGCCAGCATTTCTGATGTTAACTCTTTACTCGATACGTTAACAGGAACGGTTGATAAGCAAACAGAAGCTATTATTTGGAATAATAAATTTGTAGAGGACAGAACACGACTACTCCATGAACAAGCTAGAGCTCTTGAAGAATTGGATAGAATAGAGGCTTCCGGTGAAGGTGTTTCTGTTAGTTTTGAAGACATAGGTTCCCGGTATAGTTCTTCCATGAAAACTTTTATAGAGGGTGAGGAACGACTTGAGAAAATAAGGAAACAACGACTCCAAACATCAGAGTCTATTATTGATATGATTGAAAATGAAGGGGAAACCCTTAGTAGTATGTCAGAAGACATCCAACAAATATATGAGTCCATTGCCAATCGTATTACAGATGTTATGGCAGATGCATTTTATCAAATTGTTAAGGATGGAAAAATCAGTGCTGAAGAAATTGGGAAATCAATGGGGAATGCTTTGATGCAAATGGGTTCCCAGATTGGGGCTTCTTCTATTATGCAGGGGAATTGGTATGGGGCCGCGGCAGGGGGAGTTATGATGGCGGGCGGGTACGGTATGTCCAATTATTGGAATATGGATGACAGTACTCGGAGTACTCTTAATGCCTTAAGCCTTGGTGGGAATACTGCCCTTGAACGTCTTGGTTTATTTGGACAGGAGCATACTAAGGCGGATGAAATAGAAGATGCGATGATTGAACTTACTTCTGCCCTGCAGGATTTTGGGGAGGATTTGGATAAGCAGATTTATATGCTCGGTACTAATGTTGGAACTTGGAGCGCAGAGTTCTATGAATACAATAAACAACTCCAAGACACATTAAATCAAATAGCGGAAACTACTCAGGGAGAGGCTTATCTTGGTTCTACTGATTCTATGATTAGTACTATCCTTGGCCCCAATACTAAAGATGATGTGGAGGCCGCGACTGCTACTTTCCAAGCTACAATGGATGCATGGAGTAATTACTTCAAACAAATATTCATTATAGCAAAAGGGATGGTAGAGGACATTGATGATTTTCTTAGTAATTTAAGAGTAGATAAAACTTCTTATATGCAGGCCCGGGAGGCGATGATTGATACATGGGATGATCTCGCACAGGGAGCACAGGAAGCTATTGACGGGTATGAGAAAACTGTTTCTAAGATTCAGTCACTTCGTAATAAACTCCGGAATATGCCGGCAATTGATTATGACGCATTAAGACGGCAGGCGACTACTTCTGGTTTTGATCGTGAGGGTAACTGGGTCACGGAATTTAATAAATATTATTATGATAAATTAGTGGAGCAAATGGAAGCCTCAAGGGGTACCTTAATTAATAGTATAAAGAACCAGATCCAAACTCTTACAGGAACACTGCTGTCCGAAGAAGACCTTGAGAAATTTTATGATGTGGTTGGAGCGGAAGGAGAAACACTTGCTAAGGTAGAAGAGGAATTTGCTAATCGTCGTAGTAGTGTATATGATTCGATGTCTCGGTACATGGACCAACTGACAGGTAGCGCTTCCGATTTAGAGCAGACGTTGTGGGGAGTGGAGGACAGATTTAAAAACTGGAGGGAGGCCATTGAGGACACATTCGACCCATACACTCAGGCTGTTGAACTTCAAGAGGAACTCGCCAACTTAGAAATCCAACGACTCATTGCTGTAAGGGAAACCATAAAGAAATCGTTTACTGGGCTACAATCCGATATTAATGACTACCGATTTTCAAGGAGTCAAGAAGATTGGGGTATGGGAGAGTGGACGAATTATATCCAAGAACTTTCCGATCAAATAGACAGCTTGGATGATACGTCGGAAGATTATTATACCAACGCTTTAGATCTTGCTCAGAAACAATGGGATGCCTTACAGGCGATAGAAGACATATCAGCAAATCAAATGGCGGCATTGGAAAACACTGCCAGTTCGATAGATAGTTTACTTCTGGAATTGAGGGGAGGGAGTTTATCGGCTGTCCAAAGCGCGGAGTTCTTTGAAAGTCAATATCAAACATTACTCGCCGCGGCAAGTGGAGCCAATGCTACAGCAGAAGACGTTTCTGCTTTTGAAAATTTTATTCCAGATTTCTTGGAGTTCATGCAAGGGTTTGGCCCGGATTATAATACAACTGTTGAATCTGTGATCAGTGATCTTGAAGCTGTACAGGGCAATATTGCAAATCTTATAGAAGAGATGTCCGGGGAAGAGGCATTACTCACAGACATTCGAACCATTCTGGATTCTAAACTTCAAGAGATCATTGACGGTATTAGTCTTTATGATCCAATAACAGGGGAAGCCCAGAGTTTGGCAGATAGTGTAACCACGGAACAATTAAGTACTTCTGGAACAGGAGAACTCGGGACAATTGAAGTAGTAAATAATTTATATATAGATGGTAACTATGTCGGAACGATTGTCGGTGACCAGATTCGAGATGGTAACCCGGATTTGATTCAACCGTTATTGGATTTAATAGAGTCAACTGGAACGGCAACATCCGTTTTATAAGGAGTTAAATTATGGCCGCAAAAGAAATGGCAGATTATTTATCCAACCTGACTGCTGATTATACAGCAGAGGAGTTGTCTATTTCTGCCCAGCATCAACTCCTTGAGGGTGGAAGTAAGAATCAGGAAATACATACAGCCGATGATGGGACAGAAGAACGGATAAGTTATGGGGATGATACGGAGTTTTATGTAGAGTATCCATATGCCGGTTTAACAGAAGCCGATGCGGGTACGATCTATGATCTGTACCATAATACATCAAAAGCAAATGGAATTGAAAACACTTTTTATTGGCAGCACCCTACAGACGGTCATACTTATACAGTCAGGTTCGATGGTGAACTCCCAAGAATTATTGGGCCTTCGTGGATTCATAAATTCGGTAAAGTTAGATTAAGAGTACTTGGAAATAAACCGTAGGAGTCTTAGATGCCTTGGAGTTTTGATAGTCGTGTTGAGAGCATAGTAGCCTCTTCCAAGAAAAAAGTCTGGTGGCTTTTTGAAGTGGACAGTACTTATTTCTGGTCTACTCGAACTGTTCCGTCTTCTGTATATAATGCTCAGGCTTATTCATTTAAGGTTATACCCAGTTCTTTTAAAGGGATTGAAATAAATAGGTCCCGGGCAGAACAGGGAGTGGTGGCTCCTTCCAAATTAAAGTTCACAATCCATAATAAGAATAATGCCCTTTCTGCTTCTACTTTTGAAAAGTCGGAAGTGATTGTCCGTTGTATTATGGACGACGGAACCGATGATCCACAAGAAGTAATTACTCATGCTTTTACGGTCACAAAAGAACCGCATGCCTATGAAGAGAAATTACATTTTGAGTGCGAAGATATTCTGCAACAATATTTAGATGGGGTGTGGCCTAATACTAAATACGTTAATGCTCT